CAGGAGAAACAAACCTGTCACAACGCACCAGCCACTTCATAACGGAGAAGAGGCAACCCGTTGGCAAAGACGGTCCTCCTCGCCTATCCTTTCATATCGTAACGTCTTTATACCATTTCTTTTCAATCTTTTCTACACGGTCTCAAACCGCTTCCCAATCGCCTCATATTCTTTTTCTTTGCGTTCTCTATACTTGGCATAACAATACCAAATAAGACCTGCGGTAAGAAACGCACCTCCAAGTACAATTGCGGTATCTAGCATTTCTATATGTACAGTTGTATGATATCTTAAGTAGTTTGGACCCTGCGGGTATCGCGCCCGCGTCTCTCGGATGCAAACCGAGTGTGCTACTTTTATACCAAGGGCCCATAGTTTGGTCCTTCTGGGTTTCGATCCCAGGACCTTCGCGTTACAAGAAAGATTTCTCTTCTATCAGCACGACGCGCTAACCAAAAACTGCGCCAAAGGACCATTTCCGCAAAGGCGGGACTCCAGGTTCTTTTCAAGGCTCAAGAACCAAACCTATTTCTCGTCGGCCGGAATCGAACCAGCGACTTGAGGAGAATTACATATTTAGAAGAAATTCCTCTACAATCCTCCGCTTGTGGCATTCATATAAGGCTATGAATTCTACCAATTGAGCTACGACGAGACACCTAGAAGGTCCAGCGCCTTCTACATAGCATCGTAGTTACTCTTTAAGCAAAATAAACGCGCTACTTGAGAAATTTTTTATATTTCCACGCCAATACATCTGGAACGTTTGGGTGTAAATATGTTCTATAACTCAGTTGTTTACGCTGTCGCCGTGTTTTACGACCACCTCCTTGTGTCTTTTTAACTTCATATGCTTCAAAATATACAGGGGATGTTTTATTAAGATTAATATACCACTTTATGCTTTCAAAGTAAGGATTATTTTCAAATATAATATATAGTGCCGAGTTTAACCACGGATATACCATTGCGCATTTCTTTCGCCCATACTGTTTAGAAATTTCATGAAAAAACTCTCCCCACGTTCTTGTTTTGGTATACAACGGTTCTAATTCTTCTTGTAACTCCTCATTTCTAAAATCAAACCAGTCTGGTTTATGTGAAGGGCTATTAAAATTATCTTTTAATTTAACGTATTTATCGTAATCCTTTTCTAATTTAGCATCAAAATAATATTCATACCATGTACATTGATGAAACGCAATATGAAAAGGTTTTAAAGGAATTTTATGTTCTGTTCCATTTGGTAAATCACAGGTAATATTACTAATATCTTCAAACTTTATAATTTTTAATTTGGGATTCATAGTGCGCGCAATTGTTAATCCTAAGGAAATCATATGTTGGGCGATTCCTTTTTCAATATAACGTTCAAATGTACATTCATCATGTGCTTCTACCCAACTCAAATATCCTTCTGTTCCATTGCTTGTTGGACTTGAAAATCGCATATTAAAACATTTTCTATCATTCGCACCTAAATGTATGCTATACGAGATTGCCAAACCACTATTTCTGTCACTGGTCTGAACAATATTTAATTTAAAGGCGGCACCATCTGATACAATTATTTGTTCCTTTTCGTAATATACTATATCATTCATTCTATCTAGTGTCGGAAATTAAATCCTCTCAACAAGACCCGTTTCTGAATTCCTCTGAATATTCTTACTATTAAGAACAATATATCCTTGCTCCCAGCCTTCACAGCGTTTCAAATCCTCCACCACAGCCTCTGTACCAAAATACGGGTGCTGAATTACAGCGTTATCTGTAAATCCGTGCCCCAGCGTACACACAGTAATCCCATTCATCTCCACTGTATGCCCAGACTCCAGCACGAGATTGTAATACGCGTCCACATACATGTGTTTCAGTTTTCCAGAATCCGTTTCAGCAGGAAACTCCCATTGCGACAGCGTGGAAATCTTGACAGGATGCCAAGGCGTGATTTTCAGACCCATTCCATACACAATCATATCCACTTCTGCCATAACAGGTGTATAGGTGAGAGCAAGCACCTTGTGGCCGCCCCACACGGTGTCACCCTTTTTCAGATCTCGCACGCGTTTCGTGCGCAGTTCGTCCATGAGCACAACGCAGTCGCCCGTAAAGCAAGGACCCGCAGCATTTATGTATTGGCTCATATCAAATGAATTTATCATAGAGGCTGTTGGGGTTGGGCCGCCATAGTAACCATAGTAACTGGAATACTGGCGCACTTGGGGCGCAGGAATAGAACTGAAAATATCAATGCCCTTTTCTTGAAGTTCCTTGAACTCGTCGCTCGCAAAATGCTGAAGCGCCTTGTCCTTAAAGTTGATACATTGCTGTAGGGCTATAGCGCGCGCATAAGCAATACAGTGATTCTTGCCCCATGTGCTGAACCAGTCATCGCGAGATACAGACTTTGTAAGCTGACCTTCATTAGGGTCATCACTGAAAATATCTGTAAGAATATCCTTTACCAGGTCCGACTGAATTCCCATAGCTGTAATTTCAGACCGCAGCGACTGAAATCCAGCCTCCGTGGGAGCCTCTGCGGCGGCGCGGAGCCGTTCCCGAATTTCAGCCTCCTGAATTTCAGCAACTTCGCACGTAGGGTGAACTATACTAATACATCCAGTATCATATGCCACCACAATATTCTCCAGAGGTTGTCTAGGAACAAGAATAGACCTCTTTGCGCCCTTAATGAGTTCACCCACTTGATATCGCCCCTTATCCGTTGTAATTTCAACATGGTGCGCTAGAGTGAGAAGAGCCTTAGAGCACCAGTTGATAAATACAGTTCCCACCATGCTACAATCAGGAATAAATCCATAGGACCCAACCCCAGTGACGCAAATATCTCGCATCAATTCGCTCTGGAGCGCATAGCCAAATCCAAACGTGCTAATTGTAGGCTTGCTCTTCATAGATTTCAGTTTACGCTTCAGAGTTGGAACAAGCCCCATCGGCGGCAGCATAGAGTCCGTCGGTTCGCCATCCGTCAGCAGCAGAATCTGAATATTTGACGGTGTCTGAATTGTCTCTGCGAGGTCTAGCGCATGACGAAGGCCATCCCAGATATTTGTGGAGCCAGATGGCTGGAGCGTTTCTACAGCGCCTTTGGCGGCAGAGAGACCAACTGCGTCCATCTTTTTAATAGGCATGACAACAGACGCAGAAGAAGAAAACTGAATAATACCAAGAGAGGATTTGGTAGTCTCATATTGAGAATTCATGAGCGTCGCAAGCGTATTCATAGAATGTTTAATGAGGTCCATGCGGCTAAATTCAGGTCCTTCGCTGTTGCCCGTTGACATGCGCGCGGCGCTACTCATGCTGCCAGACGTATCCAGAACCGCAAGAAGAACAGTTTCCATGGGCTCCGTGTGACTCGTCTGAATATCCAGAAGAACGGATGCGGAATCAACAGATGGCGCCTTTACAGTTACAGTGAATTGCTTGGGAGGATGCGCAGGGGCTTGGGTGGGGCCAAGGACTTGATTCTGAAGTTTCCAGCGGTCAATCGCGTCGCGCAGCGCATAGTTTGTTACAAGATTGCCGAGCGTCATGTGCTGACGGGTCATGGGACTAATCTGATGGGTCTCAAGCCATTTAGTAATATTCTCGCGCTCATACGTATGACCATCAGAGGCAATGACTGGATCTAAAAAAATATCCATGCCAATGGGGCATTTATACTCGTCAGGAATGGCGTCCATTGTTATACGTCTTACTCTTAAATGGTGCGTGGCGTTTAGGCTAGAGGCGCTATTCAATATACACATACCAGTTTCCTCTTTCTAGACGAATGGCCCTTACAGGAAGAAGTGACCCTACAAGATCTAGAATCTCCTCCTTGTCAAAGACGTGATAGTAGCGCTTATAGACTGTTCCATCGAGTTTATAATTCCATGGAACAAGATAATCGCCTTTTTGGGCCAAAGGCTCCCACGACGGTTCTACGGCTTCATGTGCCCATACAGTAATCATTGCGCCGCCTTTGCCATTGTATACGCGCTTGAACTCTTCTAGGAACTTGCGGCGGGCGTCTATAGTTGAAAGGTGATGGAGTACCGCGATAGATATGACTACATCCATGGACTTGTCGGCATAAGGGAGCGCGAGACCATTGGCGAGAGCAAGAGACGCATCTGGATGTTTGGTCTGCGCGTATTCAAGAAGTGATGCGCACGTGTCGCAGCCAAAGACAATACAATCCGGTCGCTCGCCGAGATTTTTTCCATTTCCGCAGCCGATTTCCAGAAGTTTTGATGCTGTGGGAATCGTGCTGAGAAACTCGCGCACACCTGGCCACGCATGGTAGCGCGTCTTGTCAAAATGGGGCGCAATCTTGTCATATACATCGTGGACATATTCCTGCTCCATTCTTGACGGTTTAAGGCTACGAAGAATAGAGACTATAAGTAGGTCAATTTTAATCCTTCATCCCAATTTCATGAGCAAACCGACAAACATTTACATCTTACGTCTTGAACACGGCAAATACTATGTGGGGAAATCTAACAACGTGCTGAAGCGCTATCGCGAGCACGCCGACGGGGGCGGATCTGTGTGGACAGCAAAATACAAGCCCATTGAGTTTGTACAAGTCCTTGAAGGCGTGAGCGCATTTGACGAAGACAAGTGGGTCAAGGAATACATGTCCAAATACGGCATTGATAATGTGCGCGGCGGAATATATTCCAATGAAATCCTAGACGACGTTCAGCGATTTACACTACAGCGAGAAATTTGGGGCGCAAAAGACCGCTGTACGACATGCGGTCACACGGGGCATTATGAAAAAGACTGTTATGCGAAAACTGATATATATGGAAACGAAATAGGCGTGTGGGTGTGCGAGTTATGTAATCAGCAATTCAATAATCCTGTAGTCTGTGAAACACATGAAAAAGGCTGTAAGCAGTTGCGACAGGAGTGCTATCGGTGTGGTCGGCGAGGGCATTTTGCGACGGCGTGCTATGCGCGGCGGCATGTGGATGGGTCGGTGATAAAAAATTGATTAGATATATACTGGTCAGTTTGGTAGAGAGGTTGTGTAAAAATGGGCTATATTTATCTTATTACAAATACGATAAATAAGAAACAATATATAGGGCAGACTAAAAGGGCAGATATAGAAGAACGCTGGCGCTATCATAAAAAATGTAGTGATGCGACAATAGGCAGATACTTGCTAGCAGCCTATAAAAAATATGGTGTTGATAAATTTAAATTTCAAATCATATGTATATGTTTTAATGAAGACTGTGATAAATATGAAGAAGAATACATTAAAAAGTTCAATACACTTTCGCCAAATGGGTATAATCTAAAAAGCGGAGGGCATTTCAGTAAACATCATCCTGACACTAAAATTAAAATGAGTGAAAGCGTTAAGAACAGTTGGACGGAGGAAAGAAAAAAACAGTTTAGTGAGAGGTTTAGTGGAGAAAACGCTCCAAATTATGGGAAAAAAATATCTGAAGAACAGAAGGAAAAATTAAGACAGGCTCATAAAAAATATTGGGAAAGTATGAATAAAGAAGAGTATGATAAAGTTTGTGAAGAAAGAAAAAGCCGTATACACGGCAAAACTCCATCACTTAAAGTTATAGAGGCCCTTCAAAAGGGTAGAGAAATAATAAAAAATAATAAACCTATTGGTAAATATGATGAAAATAATAATTTATTAGAATCATATCAGAGTATTTCTGAAGCATCTAGAACTACAGGGATATGTCATAGCACAATTTCAAAGGTATGCTTGAAAAAAGGGCACTATAAAACTGCTGGTGGGTTTGTGTGGAAATATATTTCATGAACTTCTCGTTTCAAATAGAGATTCTAACTGAAAAAAGAAAATTTGGTCCTTGCGAGGATCGAACTCGCGACAACCCGCTCATAAGACGGGCATTCTACCATCTGAATTAAAGGACCACTGAGCGGGCTTACACCGCTACCGGATGCTACTCCATCCTACCTATTCATGTTTTACCTCTTTAAATGTATTTACTTCTTGGCGACAATCTTCTTCTTCACTACAGTCGCAGACTTCTTGGGTACGGGGACGGGTTCAGCGTCATCCGCCTCTTCATCGTCGTCATCAGCGGGAGGAGGCGCAGGAGCCGCCTTGGGAGCTACAGCCGCCAGCACAGAGGGCTTGCTCTTCGGCGGGGGAGCACGCAGGGTCTCATCTTCCTCCTCTTCCTCGTCACTGCTCTCCTCGGCATCTTCAATCGCAGCAGACGCAGTGGCCTTGCCCAGGTCACCTTCATCCACAAAGGTAAAGCTGCGAGAAGATTGGGGCAGACTGGTCACCAGAGCCTGAACCAGCTTCCAACTCAGTCCAAACTTGCTTCCCGCAAACCACATTCCCGTACACTGGATTAGGCAAGTCGTCTGCGCGCCCTTTACCAGCAGTTCCTCCAGAGGAATGCCCTTGTACTGGTTGCGCTTGTCATCATAGCACTGGACGTCAAACTCCTGAGAGTCACGCTTCTGACGTAGAGACATCTTGATGGTAGGAGGGTAGGGTTTAGGATTTCCCTCCTTATCCTTCGCCAGACGCACCATGGGAGTGTAGAACGCCTTGATGACATCACGGCTCAGGTCACTCTTAAACCACTGCTTAGAGTTCTTGACGCCCTGGTCAATCATAAACTCATCCAGTCGGCTCAGAGCATCATGAAAGCCCTTCATCTTGTTAGTCGGATCATCATAGCCGCGCAGAGACAGCTCCACGCTATACTTGACGGGACCTGCCTTGTCAAAGGCACTCATACCATACGGCAGTCCGCAGTTAGGGGTCTGGAATACAAACATTCCACCATCATAGTTGATATACGCCTGCTTGCCGCCGGAATCCAGGACGCGCAGCTGGCTAAAGGAGATCTTCTGGGTGTTAAAGTTGGAAGCGAGTACTACGTTAGAGGCCATTTTGATTTGTTCGTTCGTCTGTGCCTTTCAGCTACCAGGGTGGGGCCGACCAATTTTCCGGGATGAACGCACACCCCCCAAAAAAAGCGGCGAGCGGCCCACTTTTTTTTTTGAAGCCAAGACAGAACTGTGACAATGGATGCTTCTAAACTCACACAGATGCGCGCTCAGGCCTCCAACACCTACCGCAGCAACTGGCAGCCGCGTGACGCCAGTGAAGTCACAAGTCGCCGTGGGCAAATGGCTCAGAAGAACAATGCGAGCACTCACAAAGGGCCCGTAGACGAATGCTGTGCTCCCGTCTCACGCGCTTCTAGTCCTTCAAGAGGGTATTCAACAACATATTCTGAACAACCTGTATTTGAAAAGAAGGCGGGTTGTGCGCAGTGTAACGACCCCAACTTTGGCCAACCTGGGGGCGTTCAACTTTTGAATTGCGCAGAGGTTGCGACGATTTTACAGAATCCCGCAAATCCAGTCAAGGGATCCAGTTGCTATTGCGCGTCCCCTGGAATTTACAAGCAGCCCTTCCCCACAGACTGCTCTATCGTCCAACCCGCATATACGGGTTCCGCGAATCAAGTGCCAATCCTAGAAGGTGAACGCTACGGTCACTTGCCCAAACAACAATACCCATACCCGAGTGGTTAGGTCTATTCTTCCATTTCAACAAGCCACGGATAGTGTTGGCGCACTCTTGGACTCACTATTGCGAATGCTGTCATTCCATATAGCGCACCCAGAATCTTATGCTCTTTCACTTCGGCAGAAGAAACCAGTTTCTCGAGCAAATCCAGCATCATCTTCTGCCACCACTTTTTGTCATGGCGGAAGCGCAGTTCATTAGGGAGCCATTTGAATAAGAGTGTATCAGCTTTATTCCAGTTTGGTACCACTTGCTGTTTCACTTGCGGGCTCAACTGTAATCTGTAAAACCAGAGTTCCCAGAGTTCATTATAGAAGAGCCACAAGTGGGGTGCGGCAAGTTCCTCAAACCAGTTCAGACACGTATGATAGCCGAGCGCATCATACTTCATTGTAACATCAAGAATGCGCTGGTGCCACAGTTGCTCTGGCGTCATCTCAGTTGTAAGTAAATGTACGAGACAATACTTGCGATCACGCAGCCATTTACAGCGGTCCTGATACTTGACTTCTGCTGGAGAAGGAACTTCTTCACGTGTATAAGGATTCAAAAGTTTCTCACGCGTATCTTGCGCCCGTGTCATAGAAAGGCTGCGGACGTCAAAAATCCAGATGTGCTTTCTGGAATCTGCGTAACTCCATCTGTACATCATAGGAATACTAGAAGTAGCATCCAGAGTATAAATATCAGTCTGATTTTCAGCCTCGACTGGAAAATTCGCCGCGGGGCCTTGGCGCTGGAAACGGTGGCGGCCAACTCTCGGCCGCCACCACCGCTGGATTTTTTCAGATGCTGTATTTTTTACAGTTGACTGTAATATTGGAGATTCAACAGGTTGTAAAGATTCTACAAATCTCTTTGGATTTTTAGCATGTCTCGCACAAAAGTCTCCTTGAATTGCGGGACAAGAACACCGTACATCTGGATGTTTTTGTGATTTTACATTTGCGCAACGACGTACGCCCGTATCCTCGGGCTTGGCTTGCTTCTTTCGTACCATCCTATACATCTTTAGAAAATAAACGTGGAATCTCTATAAGTAACTTATTTCATGACACAGAACAATACGGCTTCAAAAAAAAAAGTTAGGGGGGCGCGTGTCACGGCCTCAAATTGAACGCACGGCCGAAAAATTGGACCCCGCCAGGATGGTCATCAGGAGGTACAGAAACTCGCGGAAAATGTCTAGTTCTAATACCTCTGCTCCTAGTACGATGAACACCACCACTAAGAAGGTGAAGAAGGCCGCCGCTCCTGAAGTTGCCGTTGCTACTCCTGCTGCCCCTATTGCCGCCGCCACCCCTACTACCAAGACCACCAAGACCTCTACCAAGGTGGCTGCCACTCCTGCTCCTGCTGCCCCTGTGGTCGTGGCGGCGCCCGTGGTCGCCCCTGCCGCTGATGCCGCCAGCGCCACTTCTGCCGATGTGAGCCTGGCTGACGAGGTGAAGACCCTGCGTGACCAACTGACTAGCGTGCGCGATGCCGCTTCTGCGGCTCTGGCTGCTCTGAAGCGCGTGGAGAAGCGTGCCTCTGCGGATGTGAAGGAGGCCAAGAAGAGCAAGCGCAAGCCTCGTGTGGATGAGAATGGTGAGCGCAAGCCCAGCAACTTTGAGATCCCCGTGGCCATCAGCGACGAGCTGTCTACCTTTCTGGGAGGCCCCAAGAACAACAAGATGGCGCGCAAGGATGTGACTACTTCTCTGAACAAGTACATTAACGCTCACAATCTGCGTACCAAGCACGCCATCACCCCTGATGCGCCCCTGCGCAAGCTGCTGAAGCTGGCTGAAGGCGAGAGCACTGACATCTTCAAGCTCCAGAAGCTGCTGAAGCCCCACTACCCCAAGCCCGCCGCCAAGGCCTAAAGTGGTAGTGTAATTATAAATCATACGAAGGCTACTTGTAACTAGACCTATCGTATCAGTGGGATTTATAGAAAATTCTTGCTAAAAGTATTATTAAATACTTGTAGCAAGGTTGACCGAGTGGCTGAAGGTGGTCGTCTTAAGGAATTAAATTTCATATAATTCTTTATAGAATTTTAAGAGAACGACTGGAGAAATCCTCGCGAGTTCGAATCTCGCACCTTGCAAATTTCATTCAAACCTTTTTTTGTTTAGAATATACGTATATATTCCAAACAATTATTCCACTTTTTTCATGGCAGAGTGTTTATAGCATTTTTTATGATATTCCAATTTATTTGTGAGTCGTTTTAATTCCTTCCCACACCCTTTACACATACGTTTTGGTAATTCTATATATTTACATTCTTTACATTTAGACCAATTGCTATGTCTCGGCTTATCCAAGCAAATTGTACATTTTATCTTATCTTTGGCAATACATTCCGCACATTTTAATGTACTATTATCTATTTTTACTTGTTTATCACATGAACTACACTTTTTTACTTCAAACCGTCTAAGATTGCGCCCAGTATAGGTGTCAGTTTGACTATGGCAATTTGGACATAATAGTCTTAGATTTTCAATCCTATTATCATAATGGTCCCCATTAATATGGTCTAAATGTAATGATAATGATTCACCTTGCCACATATCACTGACTTTACATTTAACACATTCATATTTAACAATATTATTTTCAACTAAATATGCTTTAATGTCACTTGAGTGTAATTTTCTACTATCTTTTGTTAATCTATCTTTAAAGGGTACCTTTGTCTTTTCATCTCGTTTAAAATGACTAATATCAACATTATTATCTTTAATAAATTTAGATAAATATTTATGATAATAATTATTTATACGTAATGTTTGAATAATATGTGTATAATTATTACAACACGCAATAATCTCCTTCAATTCTTCTACAGTGTATTTAGAATACACTTTGCGAGGAAATCGTTTTCCGTTTGGCAACGTAATTATGTTATCTTCTTCAGATTTCTGAATAGGAACTAATATATTCTCCATATTTTATCGCAACTCTCTTACCTCACCACACTTCAAGACATCCCATCAATTTTCATAGCCACATGTAAGAAGATGCCACGCCTTACACGAAAACATAAAAAAAGATGCGTATTGAAATCTATTTGCCCATGTTCGCCCGATGTAGGAGACTGTCCCAAGTGCTGTAAGCATCACAAACAAACTAAGCGTACTACTCGTACTACTCGTACGGCATAATCTGATAA